TTCGCTATTGATATCGCATATCCGATCCGATATAGTCGCCGGCCTATGCCATTCTCACCCGAAAAGCTTCGCGAACGCATGGCCGCCCGCGGCTACTCGCAATCCGAACTAGCGCGGCGCGCCGGCATGCAACAGCCGAATATCGCGCGACTGGTTTCGCCTGGCGTCCGCGGCGCGCGGCCGTCGGCCGATGTGGTGCAGGCGATCGCGGCGGCGCTTCGATGCCGGATGGAAGATCTTATGACGCCAATCCCGAAAGGCGGGCGGGACAATGCCAAGTGAGACACCGGCGACGAAGCAAAAGTGCAACGGCAAAGGCGGAACTTGTCGCGCGAATCACGCGGCGTGGTCGATGCGAGTAGTTGGCGATAATCGGTATTGCACCGAATGCTACATCACGCACCTGCACGAAGTCATTCACGCCGAGCGGCAGCGGCGGGAGAGGTTGCGGCAGCAGGCGATGCGGGCGCTTTCGCAGATTGAAAACAACTACGGCGAATACGAACTTGGCGAGTATCCGGCAATCGCGGAGTGCCGTGACATCCTTGCTGAAGCACTGAAGGGAGACAGCGATGGCAAGTGAATGGATAGCAACCCAATGGACGCGTTCCTCTGACCTTGCCAATTTCATCGGCGGCGCTGTGCAAATAACGCAACAGGTCAGCCCGTTTTATGACGGGATTCGGTTTGCAGTTCGTCGCGGCAACTCATGTCTCACGATGGGAGGAGAATGGGAGTACGAGCCGTTACCGTCTGACCGCGACGACGAGTTCTATCGCCGATGTCGATTTGCCTCGTTTGAGGCAGCGGCGAATGCCTTGGACGACTACGAGCGAAAGGCGGTGCGACGTGGAATGTCGCCTGCCGCCAATTCCTAAACGCTAACCCCGCGGCGGCCGGAAGCTTTGGGCATGCGATTCACGCTGCCCGCCTGGATTCTGGCCGCCGTCGTTCTTTTCGTCGGCGCCGTTCTACTGACCGGATGCGCCGCCGACGGCCCTACCCGCCTGCATCAAGCGAAACACTCCTACGAAATTGCGCTTCGTGCCGCCGACCGCGCCGTTGACGCCGGCCAGGTTTCGCCGGCCGCCGCGCGGAAGATCATCCGCGCGATTCGCGCCGCCGACGCCGCATTCCGAATAGCCGAGGCCGCGCAGCACGGCGACACATTCGACGCCGCGCTGGCCGAAATCACCCGCGCGATCGCTGATATCTGGCTTGCATCGCAACCCGCCCCGACTACCGCGCCGGCGACCGGCCCGCCCCGCTAACTGCCGCCCGGCGTCGCTTTCGCTCCGAATCCTCTATCTGGCTCACTATGAATCCGCTAATCCCTATTGCCCTGCAGGCCGCCGCGGAACTGGTCGCGATGCTCCGCCGCGAGAATCGGCCACCGACGGCCGAGGAAGTCGCCGAACTGGATCGGCGTATTGCCGAGGCCCGCGGTTCGCTGCTGTCGAAACTGGAAACGATCGCGAATAGCGGCGCGGATTAATGCCGTGCCGAGCGTGTTTTTGTAGTAAGCGGAGAATCGCCGGATGGAAGCTGAATTACTGGTCAAAATGCTTACCGGCGGATCCGCCGTTACGGTCCTGGGCGGCGTGGTTGCGTGGCTCCTGATCCGGACGATTCCGGCACAAGAGCGAGTGCTACGCGATCAGCAGACCGAACACGCGAAAAACCTGCAGGCCGCCCAGGACGCCTACCGCGCGTCGCTGGAAAAGATGGCCGCAACGTTCGCGACCGAGTCCGCAGCGCAGCGCGACGCATTCGACCGCTACAACGAACGCCTTCTATCCTGGCTCGCCGCAAAGGCGGGACTGCCGATCGATGCCGACAAAGCGTAAGACACACGCTCAACGCGCCGGCCGGCGTCGAGACTGCAGGCCGGCGGCCGCGGTTCGCGCTTATGACGCCGATTGGCGAGCGGTTCGCGAGTCCGTTATCCGCGAACATCCACAATGCACGTTTTGCCAGCGTCCTGCAGTGGCGGTCGACCATGCAATACCGATTAGCCAGGGCGGCGCGCGGCTGGATCGCGCGAATCTTCGGCCGGTCTGCCGCGCGTGTCATGACGAGATCACCGCGAACTACCGAAAAACCGGCCGAAATGAGCCAAAAAAGGCACTTCCTGCAAGGCCTGCAGACGACTTTTAACGGCCGACGCGCGCGGATTCGCCTGGATTCCGCCGACGATATCGCTTTTCGCGAGGTCGCCAGCTAATGCCGAACTACTTTCGATGGGTTTTCGGCACTGATCTGCATGGCGACATGGCCGACCGCCGCGCCGTCGCGGCATTCCATGAGTTCTGCAAGGATTTCCGGCCGACAGTCCGGATCGGAAGCGAGTTTTTCGACGCCAGGCCCTTCCGTCGCGACGCAAGCGAGGCCGAACGGCGCGAATCGATCAAAGATGACGTGGCGGCCGCCCTGGACGCAATCAGGATCTTCCGCCCTACCGTCTATCTCCGCGGCAATCACTGCGAACGCCTTTGGATCGCGGCGAAAGGCGACGACGGCACCCGCGCCGACCTGGCGAGCCAGACGATTGACGCATTTGGCAAGGCGATCGGATCCGCCCGCGTCATTCCGTACCACAAACGGCGCGGCATCTACCAGTTAACAAGCCGGTTCCGCGTTCTGCATGGTTATCACGCCGGCACCTACGCCGCGCGTGATAGCGCGAAAGTGTACGGCAGCTGCCTGATCGGGCACGTCCACACGAAGGACTTCCATCCGCTGCCGGGCATCGACCGAATCGAAGGCCACGCCAGTAACGCCCTTTGCCGTGTCGACCTGGGTTACGACTTCGCGACGCCGGCGGCGCTTCGGCATGGCGTTGGATGGGCCTATGGATTGGCCTGGCCGCGGACCGGCGAAGTTGTCGTTTGCCATGCCGAGCGAAGGGCCGGCCGATGGATCATTCCGACAGATTTTAAGCAGGTCGCCTAAGAATCCGCCGCGATTCGGGCGAGAAACTAGCATCGGGACGAGTGATTGCGGCGGTTGACGACGCTGCAAGTCGTCACTTGATCCGGTTGCGGGCGATTTACTGCCGGCCGCGAACTATGTTCGCGGCGACTTCGCCCGCATTTGGCGGCATTGCATGGTGTCGCGGGAGAACCGCGAACGGGTCTTAGAGTCGATTGAACCCCTTGAAACACAATGCTCGCCATTTTTCGCATCTTCCGCGTTCGCTGGTGGGTTGTTCGTGATGAATCCGGCCGTTTCGTGATGTTCCGGACGCGATCGCCATTCTGGCCGGCCGGTTGGCGAGATGGCGCCGGCCCATTCTTCAGCGAACAAAAAGCAATCTCTGCCCTTCAGTTCCTGGAAACATACGAGGCCGCGCAATGGTGAAGCAACCCGGAATCACTTTCCTTTACCTGGCCGGCCCGATGCGCGGCCTGCCGCAATACAACTTTCCGGCGTTCGCTGCTGCCGCGGCATCGCTTCGCGATGCCGACTATCTGGTTTTGAGTCCTGCTGAACAGGACATGGAAGCCGGTTTCAATCCGGCGACCGACACCGTAACGGATGAGCAGGCCGAGCGGATGCTTGAGCGTGATTTCGCGCTAATCCGCCAATGCGACGCGATGGCGATTTTGCCGGGCTACGAATCGTCGGCCGGCGTCGCCCGCGAAATCGATTACGCGCTTGGCCTAGGCCGGAAGTTCACTTTCATTTGTGCCGCAACTGGCCGCATGCTCGCCAGTATTCCGGCGGATCCTGCCGACATGCCAACGTTCTCCAGCTTCTCATTCTATTCTTACGTCACTTCGCTCGCCGCGAGGCTCGGCCGCCGGCCTGGCGAGGGTCCGCCCGCCGCCGCCGTCGCCGCGCCGCAACCCGTCGCCGGATGCGTCCGCAAGTTTGAAACCGGCAGCGTCCGCGACAATCGCGATGGCAAATGGCGGTACGACCTGCTGCCGATGCACGCAATCTACCGCCTGGTTCGCCGATTCGAGGACGGCGCCAAAAAGTACGGCGAGAACAACTGGCGGAAGGGGCAACCCCTGTCGTCTTACCTTGACTCGGCAATGCGGCACCTGGCACGACTGGCCGAGGGGCACCGCGACGAAGATCACGCCGCCGCGGTCCTGTGGAATGTCGCCGCGATGATCGAAACCGAGGCCGCAATTGAGCGCGGCCGCCTGCCGGCGTCGCTGGCCGACCTGCCCGATTACACCTGATCGGCCGCCGTCGACCTGATCCGCCCCGCCCCGCCCGCTTTGGAGTGCCCGCAATGCCGCCGATGACGCCCGCCCAGGAATTGGCCGTCCAATGGCTTCCGTGGTCGCGGCGCGTCGCGCGAATTGTTCACGCGAAGCGGACATTTATTGACTTGGACGACATCGCCGGCGAAGCCGCGGTTGCACTGGTCGAGGCGGCGAACCGATACGACCCGGCCCGCGGCGTGGCGTTCGTTTCGTTTGCCTGGCGCGCGGTTTTTGGGGCCTGTTACGACGCGATCCGCCGGGCCGCGGCCGCGGAATCTGCCGACGTCGAGATTTCCGACAAAACCATTTCGGCGATCAGCAAAGAAATTGATCCGGCGGACGCTGCCGAGGTCGCCGAACTGGTCGACCGGATCCGCAACGGCATCTCGCGCGAACCGTTCGCGCGGGCGAGCGATTCGGAAATGTCCGGGAAGGCGATCGCGCGGCGTCGCGGCTGCACTGAGGCCGGCGCCGGCCGCTACGTTCGCCGCGCGCGGCAGCTGTTGGACGAAATCGATAGCGAAAGGGCAAAATGCAACTGAATGTTTACATCTGCACCGCGCTGGCGGCCTGGCTTCTGTCGTTTCTGGTTGTCGGCGGGATTTGGTCGAGTCCGAAGGGATCTAATCGGACATTCGGCCTGGCGGCCGCCATGCAGTTTATTCTATTGGTCGCTTCGCCGGTTATCTTTTTCGCTTGCGTGGCTTGGCATCTTGCCGACCTGGCTTGCCGGCCATTCCGCGGCCGCGCCCTATCCGTTGCGGCCGCCCTGCTGATCGCCGCGCCGGCGTTCGCCAATCCGTCAACCCGCCCTGCCAGCGACCGGCTGATTTACCATCGCGCCGACGGCCGCCAGATCGAGTTGCGGCCGGCGGATGATCGTTGGCCGATTGTCAATCGCGATGTTGCCGGCGCCGAGATTGTCCGGCCCGACGGCGGCCGCGGCGTTTGGGTTGTCGCGCCGGCCGCGCCTTCCGATGGGCCGTTACTGCCGCCGGGTTCCGACATCACCGCCGCAATCGACGCGGCGGCCGCCGGAACGCGTATCTACCTGCAGGCCGGCGCGACGTATCCGGCCGCCGTCATTCGTAAGCCAGTTACGCTATTGGCCTGGGGAGAAGGCCCGCGGCCGCGCATCATCGCCGGCGGCGATTTCTCTGCCCTGTATGCCTGGGCAGTCGACGGAATCACGCTCCGCGGCGTGGCTTGCGTTGGAACTGGCGAGCAAGCGCGCGGCGCGGCGCTCGAGTTGTGGGGTTGCCGCGACTTCCTGGCGGAGGATTGCGAGTTTTCTTTACATCGCTACGGCGTGTCGATTCAGCCGGCCAGGGAACGCCGGCCGGCGCGGTTGACGTTCGCGCGATGCTGGATCCGCGATAACTGCGCGCCGCCCGGCACGAATACCGACTGCCACGGCCTTTTTGCCGGCGCCGCCGACGCTCTGCAACTGTCGGATTGCCTGATTGATCGTAACGGCTGGTCTGATCGGCACGGCGGCAGCGCCCGCAACCATGGCGTATACGTTCGCGGCGATTGTGGGCCGGCGATCGTTTCTGGATGCCTGATCGCGCGATCGGCGAGCCACGGACTGCAGGCCAGATCCGGCGGCGACGTGCTGCGAAACGTCTTTGTCGACAACCCGATTCACCTGTCTTATGGGCTTGTCAACGGAGAGGGGCCGATCTTCCGCGGCGGCGTGTCTGGCGACGTCGCCGGCAATGCGTTCATCGGTTCGCGGTTGCTGGCCGGCCAGGTCCGCGGATGGGCGATCGAGGTCGGCAACAATGTCCGCGCGGCCCAGGTTCGCGGGAATCTATTTCATCTGCCCGCCCTTCCTGGCTCACTGCCGCGCGGCCTGATCGTCGCCGCCGTCAAGGTCGACGTGGGCCGGCTGGCCGACGGCAATCCCGACCGAGGCCGCGAAGTCGGCGTTGTCGACCTGTCGATTGTCGATAATGCCGCAACCTGGCCGGTCGCGTCTTTGTGGATTCACCCAGATTTGGCTCGCCAGGTTCGCACTCGCGGCCGAATCAATCGGCAGGCCGAATTTCCGGCGGCTTCTGGCGACGCTGTTAAATCGGCCCAGGATGCCGCCGAGAAGATCCGGCGAAGCTTTGAGGGCTAACCATGCGAGGCCGCAAGCCAAAACCGACCGCCCTGCATCGCGCGAACGGCAATCCGTCGAAACTGAATCTGGCGAAGATCGAGGCGACGGAGCCGAAACCCGATCCGACGATGCCCGAATGCCCGCCGCACCTGAACAAAGGCGCGCGGGCGGAATGGAATCGGGTTTGCCCGGAATTGCACCGCCTGGGCCTTCTAACGTCCGTCGATATGGCGGCCCTGGCGGCGTACTGTGCGAACTACGAACGATGGCAGGCCGCCGAAAGTATCCTGAAGGATAAGGGCCTTGTTACCGTGTCGGGCAACGGTAGCGAAGTGAAGCGGCCGGAAGTTTCGATTGCAAACGATGCGATGAAGCTTGTTCTAAAATTCGCTTCGGAGTTCGGTCTTACGCCTTCAAGCCGCGCCCGTGTCAAAGTGGAGCCGAAGCAGCAGGCCGACCCGTTCGCCGCATTCATTGGCGACGCGCCGGCGATGAAGATCAGCGGATAACTGTCGAGATGGTAGCTTAGATTAGGCTTAGAGCGCGCGGCATATGACCGCGAGACAAGGGTTCGAATCCATTCCATCTCAATTGATGCAAATCGGGAGTTTGGCAATCTACAGGGAGCGGCCCGGCGTCATAAGCCAAGGGCCGGCTTACGTCCTGATCTATCGATACTGGATGTATGTTGAGGGCGATTGGTTTCGCCTTTTCCTTCACGTCTGGAAGGATTGGAAATCAGACAGGCAGATCGTTGGATGAAGCGATTCACCGATTCCAAATGGATCCGCACCGCCAGCGACCGCCAGGCGATCGCCGACGGTTGTTATTTTGACGAGGCTGCCGCGCAGCGCGTCCGTAGATTCTTTTCGGAGTTCGTCTGTTTTTCGAACGGTAAGCCGTTCCACCTGTTGGACTGGCAATACGACGGCATGATTGCGCCGATGTTCGGATGGAAGCGACCCGACGGCCGCCGGCGATTCTCGCGCGCGTACCTGTCGACGCCAAAAAAGAACGGCAAGACGACGTTGCTTGCCGGCGTCGCCCTGTATCTGCTGTTGGCTGACGGCGAGAAATCCAGCGAAGTCTATTCCGCTGCCGGCGACCGAGAACAGGCCGGCATTATCTACCGCGAGGCCGCAAAAATGGTTCGCGCCTCTCCGCACCTGGCGAAGATGGTACGCGACAAGCCGAGTACCAAGCGGCTAATAGTAGGCGCCGGCGACAGTTTCTATGCGGCGCTGTCGGCCGACGCCGGCACAAAAGAAGGCCTGAACGCGCACGGAATTCTATTCGATGAACTGCACACGCAACCCGGCCGCGCGCTGTGGGATTGCTTGCGGTACGCCGGCGCGGCCCGCTCGCAGCCGATTTCGATCGCCATCACGACTGCCGGCGGCGACCTGAATACGATCTGCGGCGAGCAATACACCTACGCAAAGCGCGTCCTGGGTGGCGAGATTATAGACACGTCATTCTTTGCTGCCGTCTATGAGGCATCGCCGACCGACGATTGGCAGGCCGAATCGACTTGGTACAAAGCGAATCCGTCGCTAGGAATCACAATCGGTATCGACCAATTCCGCGCCGACGCGACCGAGGCCCGCGAAACGCCAGCAAAAGAGAATTCGTTCCGCCGCTACCGGCTGAATCAGTGGGTCCAGACGGCCGACGCATGGCTATCAATGGAACAATGGGACGCCGGAAAGGATCCGATTGACCTGGAATCCCTGGCCGGCCGAACGTGCCGCGGCGGAATTGACCTGTCGGCGACCGACGATACGACGGCGCTTGTCCTGGTTTTTCCCGACGACGACGGCGGAATTACGGTCCTGCCGTGGTTTTTCCTGCCTGAGCAAAACATTCACGCGCTCGAGCGAATGCACCGCGCGCCGTATCACGCGTGGGCGCGTCAAGGCCTGTTCACGCTGACGCCTGGGAACGTCGTCGACTACTCCGCCGTTGTCGCCAAGGCCCAGGAACTGGCCGGCCTGTATGACGTTCGCGAATGGCTTCTGGACCGCAAGTTTCAAGGCCAGGCCGTCGAAACCGCAATGGCCGATCTTGGCTTACCTGTTACGCCGGCCGGGCAAGGATGGGTGAGCCAGGATCTGCCGGCGAAGCAACTGGAAATAATGCTGAAAGCCGGCAAGGTCCGGCACGGAGGCCACCCCGTTCTGCGCTGGCATGCGTCTAACGTAGTGGTAGACATCGACAAGGCGGGGAATTATTCGATCAACAAAAAGCGCAGCCGATCGAAGATCGACGGTATCGCCGCCCTGCTTATGGGCATCATGGGCAACCTAAACGGCGGCGGCCATTCCGGCGGAAGCTTCTACGGTGAGGATCAGCCGTCGCTGATCGTCCTGTAGAGGGCTACCGCGTGGGTTTTCTTGGCAACCTGGGCCGATGGTTCAAGATTAAGCCGGCCAATCCGGCTACGGTGCTGCCGCGCGGTTTTGGCGATGAGTTCGGCCCAGGTTTCGCGACGCTGAACTATTCCGATGCCGGGGAAACCGTCACGCCCGAAACGGCAATGGCGGCCAGCGCGGTTTTTGCTTGCGTCTCTATCATTTCTGACGCGCTGGCGCCGTTGCCTATTCGGATTCAGAACGAATCCGACAAGTCGGAAAATCGATCGCATCCGCTGCATAAGCTGCTGAACAAGTCGCCGAATGACCATATGGGCGCAGCGGATTTCCGCCAGGCCCTGTTTGCTAACCTTCTGCTTTATGGCAACGCATTCGCCGCGATTGAGCGCGGACGCGACGGCGCTCCGGCTGCTTTGTATCCGCTGCGAAGTGCCGACACGGAAATTCTGCGCGGATCGTCGGGCAATCTGTTCTACCGAACGAAACAGAACGCGCGACCGTTTACGTTCAACGCCGAAGATGTGATGCACCTGCGCGGCCTGTCGTATGACGGCGTCCGCGGCCTGTCGCCGATCGGCCTGGCGGCCAATTCCATCGGCCTGGCGTTGGCGCTCGAGCGCTACGGATGTCGTTTCTTTTCCAACGGCGCGCAGCCCGGCGGCATTCTGGAATTGCCGAGGGGCATGAGCAAGCCAGCGATTAAAGAGTTCGTTGACGACTGGAAGAATCGCAATGCTGGCCCTGAGAACGCGTTTAAGACGGCGCTTTTTACCGACGGCATGAAATGGCATCCGTCGGGCATTGATCCGGAAAAAGCGCAGATGATCGACACGCGCGTTTTTCAGGTTCGCGAAGTCGCGCGCGTCTATCGGGTTCCGCTGCACATGATCGGCGACCTGGAACGGTCGACCTATTCGAATATCGAACATCAGGCTATCGAGTTCCAGCAGCGAACGATTCAGCCGTGGGCCGTCAAGTTCGAAAACGAAGCCGAACGCAAGCTACTTTCGGCCGCGGACGAGTCGTTAGAAGTGCGGATGGATCTTGACGCGCTTCTGCGAGCCGACACCGCCGCGCGTTACGCCAGCTACAACGCCGGCCGCCAGGGCGGTTGGTTGAGCGTCAACGACATTCGCCGGCGCGAAGGCCTGCCACCGATCAACGGCGGCGACACCTATCTATCCCCGCTGAACATGACGCCGGCCGGCGGAGTGTCGCCGGCGGCCGCCAAGCCTGCCGAGGGCAATTAAAATGCAGATCGAACGCCGCTACATCGCCCTGCCGGAAATGCCTGTCCGCCTGGAAGAGCGCACGGAAGGCCAGGCCGAGCGCATCGCCGGTTACGCGTCCGTCACTTATGACGGCACGCCGGAAACGGAATACGTCCTTTGGCAGGGCAAATCCGAAAGGGCCGTTGAGCGCATCGCGCCTGGCGCTTTCGCCGCGGCGATCGAACGCGGCGACGACGTCCGCGCGTTGTTCAATCACGATCCGTCGCTAATCCTGGGCAGAAGCAAGGCCGGCACGCTTCGGCTATCGGTCGACGCTAAGGGCCTGGCTTACTCTGTCGATGCCGGCGACACGACGATTGCGCGCGACGTGATGACGCATCTGCGCCGCGGCGACGTGTCCGGATCCTCTTTCGGATTCCGCGTCGAATCGGAGAAGTGGACGGAGTCGCGCGACGCCGCCGGCAATGTGTCGATCGTTCGCGACATTCTTTCGGTTCGCCTTTTCGACGTCGGCCCTGTGACTTTCCCGGCCTACGCCGGCGCATCGTCTGGCGTTCGATCGGCCGACGGCGACACGTCCGCCCGCGAGGCCTACGCGGCATTCCGCCAGGCCAACGAATCGCAAAAAGAAAATCGAGCGCTGAATCTAAACGCGCGTCGCGCGGTTGTCGGATTGCTGTAGTAGTCACCGGCACTCCCGCGGAGCCGATCATTAGCCGCGGCACCTTTTGAGGGCTACTTAATGTCCTGGACTAAGATTAAGGCACTCCGCGAAGAGCGCGCCACGCACCGCGCCGCCATGCAGTCGATTCTTGACAAGGCCGACGCCGAAAAGCGCGACCTGTCGGCCGATGAGTCGGCCAAGTTCGATGAACTGCGCGGCAAGGCCGAGGCGGCCGCCCGCGCTGAACAGCGGTACGAGGAAGTCCGCGCCCTGGAAATGGCCGGCGCCAAGGCCGATGACGACGCCGCCGAAGCGCGTTCTCGCGATCTGGATCCGTCTACCGGGATGCCCGTCCGCGACCTGCGGAATTATTCGCTTCTCCGCGCTATCCGCCTTCGCGCCGACGGCAAGCCGCTGGACGGCCTGGAAGGTGAGGCGAGCCAGGAAATTGCCCGCCGGACCGGCCGCACGCCCGGCGGCTTCTTCCTGCCGACGACGCTGGAAATGCGCGACGTCACCATTGCGGGAAGCGCCCAGGCCGTCGCGACGATCAAGGCGGCGAACCAGTTCGTCGAATCGCTCCGCAACGCAACCGTCGTCGGTTCCTTCGGTCCGACGATTCTTTCCGGCCTGACCGGAAACGTTTCGATTCCCGTTCAGTCGGCCGACGCTGCTGCCTATTGGGTTGCCGAGTCGACCGCGCCGACCGAGTCTAACCCGGCCATCAACAGCCAGATTTCGCTTGCACCCAAGACGATCGGCACCTTTATCGATCTGTCGCGCAAGTTCCTTCTGCAGTCGTCGATCGATCCGGAACTGTTCGCCCGCAACGAAATCTTTTCACGGCTGGCGATCGAGACCGACCGAGCGACGCTAAACGGCAGCGGCAGCGGCGCCGAGCCGGAAGGCATCTTGCAGAATTCGTCGATGTCGACCGACGCGATCGGCGCCAACGGCGGCGCGATCACCTGGGATCAGGTCGTGAAGCTGGAAACCGGCGTCGCGACCGCCAACGCTGCAACGGGCAACCTTGGATACGTCACTAACTCCAAGGTGATGGGCGCATTCAAGACCGTCAAAAAGGACAGCGGAAGCGGGATCTTTCTGTACGAAAACGGCCAGGTTAACGGGTACCGCGTCGGCGTCAGTAACTCCGTTCCGTCCAATCTCACGAAGGGCGATTCGAACGGCGTTTGTTCCGCCCTGATCTTCGGCAACTGGCGCGATGTGATTTGGGCGACGTGGAGCGGGATCGACATCCTGGTTGATCCGTACACCGGCGGCAATGCCGGCACGGTCCGAATCAACGCCCTGCAGGATCTGGACATCAAGTTCCGCCGAACCGCTTCGTTCCGAAAGACTGTCGACATTACGACCTAATAGGGCCGTGGGTTCGGCGTCGCCGATTCGCTATTCGTAGATCATCACAATGCGAATTCAGTTCCTGGCCGAAACGTTTTCTGGAAATCGTACACATTGCGTAGGCGATGTGGTCGAGATTCCCGACGACGTTTCGGCCAGGCTCATTTCGGCCGGCCGCGCGGTGAAGTTTGCCGAGGCCGCGCCGGCTGTTCCTGCTGTCGAGACTCCGCCCGCGCCGCCTATTGTCGCCGATGTTCCGGCGGATCCTGCGCCGGCGGCCGTCGGGCGTGGGCGGAAGCGGAAGTAAGGCGGATGCCCAACCCCCTCGAAATCTTCGGCACCGGCTTAAAGCGATGGTACCGCGCAAGCGACCTGTCGCTCGCCGATGCCGCCGCCGTGTCGTCGTGGGCATGCTCCGCTGGTTCTGGCGACGCTGCCACGCAAGGCACGGCAGCCAATCGACCGACCTACATCGCAGACGGCGGCAACGGCTACCCCTGCGTGCGGTTCGATGGCAGCAATGACTACCTCTCCGTCGGCTACACCGGCGAGCCTCGCACGATTTGGGTTGTCGGTCGTATCCGCAGCACCAGCGGCGATCAGCATTGGGCGGGCGGGGATACGTCGGACGCGGTGGCGTTGGGTTCGTGGTACTTCAAGCCGACCAACGGCGGCTCGACCAGTGGTGTCCCGTTCCAGGTCGAAACGATGTTCTCGCGCTCGACGTCGGCAGACACGACCGGCGCGGCCGACTTCATTGCGCGAAAGACCACACTCGCGCCGCAGGTGTCGGACGGCTGGATGGTCTGGATTGGTACGCAGGATGGCACCACGATTCGCCTTCGCGCCGGCCGCGAAATCGTCGGCAGCGACACGACGGGCAACGCCCTGCGTCCCATCAATGCAATGGTCATCGGCGCGGCGTACTACTCCGACACGGTGCTGTCGTTCCTCAACGGCGACATCGCGGAGATGGGCATCTGTGCGGTTGCGGCGACCGACCGGCAGATTGAACAGTTGCTCGATTACCTCGCGCGGTACTTCGGCGACAAAATCGACTACGACTCCGCGCACTACATCGGCACGTTCAACGGCACGCAGACCGAGCCGGCGGCGGTGTTCCTCAAGTCCGACGACGGCATCGTATTCTCGAAGCGCGCCGGGCAAGTGCATTGGCCGACGCTGGGTTCATGCCGCGACGCCTACGTTTTCAAACATCCTTTGTCGGGGAAACTGTACGCCCTGCACACTGACGGCTACCCATCTGGCACGTTCGTTGACTGCAACGGGTTCGGCGTCGCCCACAGCAGCGACGGCGTGTACTGGCGCACCATCAACCGCGTATCGATGGCATCGGTACTCAGCGGCACGCAACGCCGCGTTTGGTCGCCAACGCCCGTACTCGACCGCGACGGGCTGGTGTACGTGGACAGCGACGGCAAAATCTATTTGACCGTTACCACATCGACCGACAACTGGACCTCAGCAAGCACCATGTATCTGGTCAGTCTGAGCGGGCCTGACCTGTCGGTCGTCGGCACGCCTGTCGCACTGACCGGAACGGCGCTGCCTCCATTCCAAATCGGCGGCAGCGTGATGCGGCTATCCGATTCGCTCTGGCTGTTCTGCACCAAGCGAGAACAACAGGCCGGCGTAGACGCCGAACTGAAGTTTGTTACCGCCGCCGGAATGTCTGGCCCCTACAACACGCTGCGATTCGACGCGGCATCGTGGGGGCAGGTCGAAGGTGGGCTACTGCACCGCGAGCCTGACGATACGCTGGTGGTCTACTATGACCGATTCGTGGCAGGAACGGGCATGGCTCGCCGTACCAGCACCGATGACGGCGTGTCGTGGTCGTCCGAAACGAGCATCACCGGGGACGGCACGTTTACCGTTCGCAACGGCGGTGCTACTCAGGTTTACCCGAACGCCTCGACCAACGACATCTACCAGCGTACGGACGTTGCCACCAGCACGCGCAGCACGCTGACCAGCGGGCAGGTAACGGCAGCGGTCCCCACCGCATCGCAGAACGCCACCGCCGTACGCGGCGAACTGGCGACGGAACTTGGACGCATCGACATCAACGTTAGCAGTCGCCTGGCCGCGGCGTCTTACACCGCCCCGCCGTCGGCGTCGGCTATCGCTTCTGCCGTCTGGTCTGCCGGATCGCGAACGCTGACTGGATTTGGCTCACTGGTCGCCGACATCGCGTCCGCCGTTTGGGCCGCCGCCGCCCGCACGCTAACGGCGGATCCTGGCGTAGGCGTCGGCGATACGCTGGTTACCGCGAATACCGGCGGCGTCGACAATCTGCGACTTGTCACCGCTGGCGGCCAGGGCATCGACGGCGCCGAAGTTACGGCGTACACGAAAGCCGAATACGACGCCGACCCGAAAGCGGCCACGCCCCGCGGGCGCACCGTGACGCGATCGGATGGCCGATTCGCTGTGCCGTTGGCGCTCAACGCCGGCGTCGCCTACACGCTGACGTACAACGCTGCCGGCTATAGCCTGGCGACGAAAGAGGTAACGCCATGAGCGTAACGGCGACGCCCATTGCGGCGGCAACCTATCCGATTACGGTCGCAAGCCTGCGCGACTACCTGCGCATCACCGGCACCGACGACGACACGGCATTGGCCGACGCAATCGCTTACGCCGTGGATTTTGTCGAGCGCGCGACCGGCCAACGCATGTTGGAACGCGCCGAGCGTGAAGATTTCGACGAATGGCCGGACGGCCGCGAAATGCGGATTTCGCGCGTACCTGTGCTGTCGGTCGATTCGGTGAAGTATGTAACCGGCGGCGTCGAAACGGTCATGTCGTCGTCGAAATACACTGTTGCTGGCGATTACGACGGAATCGGCGAGATCCGGCGAGCCAGGATTGTCTTGAATCAAAACGAGGCCTGGCCCACTACCGACGACGTCCCGGCCGCCGTCCGAGTGTACTACTCCGCCGGCTACGGCGAGGCGGCCGACGTTCCGGCGTCGCTGCTGCAGGCCGTCCGCTGGCTCGCCGGGCACGTTTACGAACACCGCGAGGCCGTCACTGATCTTCGCCTTGCGGAACTGCCGCTAGGCCTGCAGGCCGTTATCGGGGCGAACGAATTCCGCGACGCGTACAGCGCGTAGGGGTAAGCCATGGCGGCCGGACAACTGCGCCACCGAATCATGCTACGCGCGCCGTCGCGGTCGACCAATTCGATCGGCGAGCGTGTCATTACCTACGCCGACGTTCGCGCGACCTGGGCGAAGATCGAACCGGCCAGCGCTCGAGAGTCCGAACGCGCCGACCGGCCGCAACACGAAACGACGCACCGCGTCACAATGCGATACGCATCCGATGTTGTGCCTGGATGGCAGTTCACGCGCGGCGGCCGAACGTTCGCGATCGTCGCGGTATTGGATGCCGGCGAACGGCGGAAGTACCTGGAAATTGAGGCCGCCGAAATCACCAAGGCGTAGCCATGCGCGCGAAACTGATCGGCGACAAGGAAACCCGCCAGTTGCTGCAAAGCTTGCCGGGCCGAATCGCGCGCAAGCATCTTCGCCGCGCTTTGTCGCTCGGATGCAATCCAATTGTTCGCGCCGTCAAGGCCCGCACGCCGAAGCGAAAGAAGAATGGCGGCAGTCTAAAGCGATCGATCGGCAAGCGAGTAACGAAGGCCCGAAAGAACGGCGCGGCCGCGGCAATCGTCGGCGCCAAACGATCGACCAAGGGCAAAAACGGCGAGAATCCGAGTCGTTATTTACACCATGGAGAAAACGACGTCGCCCCGCACGACATGAGTAAGCGGGCGCTACGCCGTAAGGACGGCGGCGGATATGTCGCCGGTAAAGGCAAAGGTAAACACCCAGGCACCAAAGGCCGGAAGTTTCTAGCGGCCGCATTTGCGGCGTCGAAAGACCTGGGCCGCCGAATTATGGCGGCGACGTTAGCCAACGGCCTACGGGCCGAGGCGGGAAAGCGGCGATGAGTCTTAAAGAGGCGATCCATTCCGTCTTGACCGACGACGACGCCGTTACGGCAATCGCCGGCGATCGGATCCGCCCAGGCAAGGCCGACGCTAACGACGATCTTCCGTATGTCGTCTATCGCGTAACAAGCCGCGGCCAGATCGACACGGCGGAAGGCGCTTCGGAATGGTTCCAGCCGACCGTTGAGGTAATTAGCTACGGCGACACGCGCGCCGCCGCTGATAGCCTGGCCGAAGCTGTCGCCGACATTCTGAACGGATACGCCGGAACCGTTGAGGGCGTCGAAATCGCGCCGGCGATTCTTGAGGATGAGGACGAGGGCGAGGACGACGACGCCGACGGCGACTACGTTTTCTACACGTCGCATACTTACCGGCTTTTGTGTCGCGAAGCCTAATCGGAGATTTTAGCAATGAAGTTTCACGGCACGATCCTGGAATACGGCAACGCGGCGACCTATGCGGCGTCGAATAGCTGGACTGCGGTTGGCGCGCTTCGCGAACTGGATCCGCCCGCGCCGGAAGCCGAGGACATCGACGTAACGACCGCCGAAAGCGCCGATGAGGCCCGCGAATACGAACCGGGCCTTCTGGAAGGCAGCGAAGTTCGCGCCAAGATTCTTAGCAGCGCGACCAACGGCGCCACGCTTCAGGGCATCGTCCGCACGGCCAAGGGTTTCCGCCTGAAGCTGTCCGGCGGAAACGCCGGCTGGAAGTTCAACGGATACGTTAAGACGTGCCGCGAAATGGGCGAAATCGGCGGCGTTTTCGAATTTGAAATCGTTATCAAGATCAGCGGTAAGCCAGTCCGTGACGACGACGTGACGGCGTAACCGCCGGCCTGGCTCGCCTGGTCCTGATTTCTTTTTCCCTTCGCATTTCATCATCACAATGCAGACACCGAAAAAGCTAACGGCGGCGGATTTCTTGGACGGCGCGGCCAAGCCGGCAATCGAGCCAGTCGATTGCCCGGAACTTGGCGGCGTGGTTTACGTTCGCGAACTTTCCGCGGTCGAAGCTGACGAAATGGAAGCCGAGGCCTACCGGCTGCAGCAGGACGGCGGCAGTCCGCTGGCGAACTTCAAGGCGCGCCTTGTGGTTCGCGCCGCCTGCGATTCGGAAGGCAATCGACTTTTTGCCGATTCCGACGCCGGAAAGCTTGGCACTGTCGGCAAGCGCATTGTGACGCGAATCTATCGCCGCGCCGCCGCGCTGAATGGCATGGAAACGGCGGAGACCGAAAAGGGAAACTGATAGGCCGGCGTGGCCGCCGGCTTGCGTTCGAACTGTGCCTGTCGCTTGGCGTTTTGCATCCGGATCACCTGCTTAGGCAGCTGACCGCGAAGCAATGGGCCGAGTGGCAGGCATATTTCGAAATCTGGCCGACGCCGGAACACCGAAGCGACCTACGGGCAGCGACGATCGGCCTTGCCGTAGCGAAGTCGGCCGGAAGCAAGTCGGCGCGGCTTCGAGATTTCCTGCCGGATTACATCGACGCCGCGAGGCGTGAGGCCGGCGAACTAATGTCGAATGATGATGTAGACGCCGCAATGGCACGTATCGCCGCCAGGTTCAAATGAGCCAGACGATCAGCAAATTATCCGTAATGCTGACCGGCGACGTTTCCGGCTTTATGGCGTCGATGGGAACGGCCGGAACCGCTGTCGGAAC